GGTAGTGCGAACGGCATTATATTGCTATTTGTGAACTTTCAAACTTGCTTAACTTTTATTGTTACTAAAGTTCACTTAACTTTTAAAGGAGTGAACTTTGCATGATTTGATTATTGCTTCTAGGTGTATTGAAAAGTTGAATAAAAATGATATACCAATGAAAAAAGGGTATTTCTCTCAGCTTGTAAGTGCTGGCAAGATTCCTCATCATAAAAAGAGTGGGAAGAAGAGTAAACAGTTTAAATATGTTGAAGTCGTCAAAGCTCTTGAAGCGATAAAGGATCCTACTCGTGATGCACAGCGTGAGGCAAACCATACAAAACGCAAAGATGATGTTGGACTACTTGATGAAAACATTATGCCAAAACACTCATTGGCAAATGAGAGTGATGAGGATAAAAAGAAGCGTCAAGATGAAATGGCTCAGAAGTTTAAAGAAGTTGAAGAAATGAGCAGTAAAGAGGAGAATGCTGAAAGACCTAAAGGGGATAGCAGTCCTCTTGAGTGGAATACTTTTAAGGTTATGCAGCAGGGGTTGAACTATGAAATAGACAGGAAAGTGAAACAGCGTAGTCTTATGCCTATATCTGATTTTAAAGCAGCTGCTGAAGTGCTACTCTCTCCATTAAATCAAGGGTTGGAAGATCTGGCTTTTAAATTTAAGTCGAAGTTCCCGGATGTGAGTGATGATAAAATCGAATGGTTACTGGACCTTACCAATAAATTGAAAGTGGATGTGCAAAATGTTGTTGTCTGATCAGCAAATAGAAATTATTGGCTATATGCAAAATATTTTGAAGCCAAAGCCTTTTTTGACGGGGAGTGAGTGGATGGATAAGCATTTTTATCTGTCTCCAGAGAGTTCTGCTCAGCCTGGTAAGTGGGCCACTCATCCATGGCAAAAAGAGGTTATAGACTGTATGACCGATTTTGTATCTAAGACAGTGGTGGTTCAAAAGCCCACGCGTGTCGGGTTTACAAAGATGGGGAATGGTGTCAAAGCTTATTTTATACATCAACAGCCTTGTGTGATCTTAGACTATCAGCCTACAGATGATGAGGCTAAAGGGTATGCTGAAGATGAGTTTGAGACGATGATGAGAGACAACCCTCTTATATCTTCTCTCATAGAAACTCCCAGTATTCGCGGACGGCAAAAAAGAGAAAAGACCATTAAGAAAAATTACCCGAATGGTTTTATAGAGATGCTTGGTGCGGAGTCTGATAGAAACTTGAACAGACGTACGGCACGTGTGGCTATGGGTGATGAAGTTGACACCTGGAAGAAGGAAGCCGGTAAAGCAGGTGATACTGTTACTCAGATGATGCGTAGAACTTCAGACTTTGTGTATTGTAAAAATATACTTGGTGGAAAACCGATAGGTGCTGAGTATGATGATGAAAAAGAGATCGATGACGGCGTGTCTGTTGTGAATTACTGGTATCAGCAGGGAGATATGAGATTAAGACACCTACCATGCCCTCACTGTAGCCATAAACAAGTATTTGAATTTGAAGATTTTGTTTGGGATAAAGACAAGGATGAAGAGGGTAATACTGTCAAGCATTACCCTGAGACTGCACATTTTGTCTGTGAAGAGTGTGAGGGGGAGATATATGATCATCATAAAAGAGGAATGGATGAAAAGGGGGAGTGGATCGCACAGAAACCTTTTAATGGGATAGCATCATTTAGACTTTGGGCGATGTTGTCAGACTCTCCAAACGTTACTTGGACAGATATTGTGAAAGAATTCCTGGCTTCTACAAAGAGTAAAGCAAAATATAAATCTTTTCTCAATGAGGTTTTGGCTCGTACATGGGAAGAGGACTTTGAAAAAGTAGAGATAGATGGTAATGACAGGCTTGAAGAGTATGCTGCACAAGTTCCGAGTGGGGTTTTAGTTCTAACGGCTGGGGTGGATGTCCAAAAAAGCAGACTTGAATTAGAGTTGGTTGGATGGGGAGCGAATGAAGAGAGTTGGAGTATTGATTATAAGATCTTTGCAGGGGACACTTCTAAACCAGAGGTATGGAAAGATCTCGATGAATTTTTACTGAAAACTTTTGAGCATGAAGACGGGTCCAAAATGAGGATCTATACAACTGCCATAGATACAGGATATAGAGCAACAAAAGTGTATGAGTTTTGCAAAACAAGATACAACAGACGTGTATTTGCAATAAAGGGATCTAAGACGATCACTTCTCCACTTGTACCTCGTGTGGCATCAAAGACGAAAAAAACAAAAGGTGCTTTACTGTATATGGTTGGGGTAAATGAAGGAAAGAACATCATCTCTTCTCATGTCATGACTGTGGAGGTTGGACCAGGGTATATGCACTTTCCAAATGAGAGGATCTACAGTGATGAGTATTTTAAACAACTCACATCAGAGAAGAAGCTGAAGTCAGGTGCATGGGTGAAAATGAGAAGCAGAAATGAAGCCTTTGATGTTAGGAACTATTCATATATATCTTTGTTCCTTGCTAATGTTGATTTGGAGTTGTTGGCATTAAGAGGGCAAAAGATAGGGGTCATCATTATGGCAAAACCTATAAAACAAAATCAAAACAAGACACCAAGATCACACTTGGATGAATTTTAAGGGGGAGAGATGCATAAGAGTATATGGGATTGTTCGATTACGGTTCATTTGTCGTTTAAGGAAGATATGAATTCTGTTCTTTTGTCTTTGGCAAAAGATAAGGAGATTCAGAAAAAAAAGGTGGTTCAGGACCTTCTTGATACGCATCCTGAGTATATTAAGAAAAAAGAGGAGATGAAAAAGGCGGGGTTTTTCATTTAGTATACTATCTTTAAAATACAGTAATTAAACTTGAAAGAGGTATCTTTTGGCACTTAAAACAGTTCGTGAACAACTTGAAGAGGTACAGGCTGCTATCTCTGCGGTGATGACCGGTCAGAAGTATGAGATCGCCGGGCGTTCATTGAGCCGTGCTGATCTTGATTCGCTTAATGAGCGTGAAGAACAACTCATTAAGCGTGCAAATTCAGGGCAACTTGACACCATACCCGGTTCTAAAGTGACCAAAGGTGCGTATGGAGTTAGTTTTGGCTCTTAATTTCTTTCAAAAATTCCTTATGAGAACATTTTTCGAGGGTGCGAAACGTACTACTGCGACCCGTGACTTTGCAAACGCTTCCAATCAGAACTTCGAGGACCTTGCTAAAACAGATCGTGACACGCTTCGTGCTCGTGCTCGCTGGCTCTCTGCAAATAATCCCATTATGTCAAACATCGATGCGACTATCATCAATAATGTTATAGGTAGAGGTATTCAGCTCCAAGTCAAAGATAAAATTCAGGCGGCTTTTGATGCGTGGCAGGCTGAGTGTGACTTGACGGGGCGCCGTACTTTTTATGATATGCAGCGGCTTATCTTGCAGACGCGCATGGTTGATGGTGAGATATTTATTTATAAAAAACCCACCAAGGACGGATTGAGGCTTCAGCTCCTCGAAGCAGATCAGCTTGATACTTATGCCGGTGAAAGCGGTCTTGAAATAGATGGTGACGGGAGAGTGACCGCGTATCATTTCAAGACGGACAGCGGCACACAGAAGATAGATGCAAAATACATCATTAACTACCATAAAAGCAACCGTGTATCTCAATATCGTGGAGTTTCCGAGTACAGCCGTTCAGTGATAGATATTAAAAACTTCCAAGGTTTTACTACGGCGACCATTCAAAGTCTTAGAGCGCGTGCGAATATCGCTTATATAGTTGAAGGTGATGACATTGACCCACAAGCCTCTGGTGCAGAGGCACAAGAAAACGAGAATATACAAGAGATCAATAATGCTTTTGTGTTCTATCTCAATCAGGGTCAGAGTATCAAGGCTCTTGACAGTTCTACTACCCCGATAAATTATGCGGAGTTTGTTGAGTCAACGGTTCGTATGATCTCAACGGGTAGGAACATTTCTTATGAGTTGGCATTCAGAGATTTTAGTAAAGTTAATTTTTCTTCACAGAAAGCGTCTGTAATACAAGACAATAAGCGATTTGATGCAGAGCAGGCCAGCATCACAACTTATGTACTGAATGATATAGCCCAGACCTGGTATGAACTTGAAATTCTAAGTGGAAGATTATCTAGTGGTGAACTTAACCCAGTTTGGATAAATCCACCAAGAGAGTGGGTACAGCCTGAAAAAGAACTGGATGTTCTTCTTAAAAAAATCGATAACAATCTCGGTACCCCTGAAGATGCTGCCAAGGCACTTGGTTTGGACTATAAAGACATACTCACTCGTAAAAAAGCCAATATAGATCTGGCTAAAGAGATTTTAGGCAATGAGTATATAGCGCCATCTGTACCGGGCGCAAGGTCGTTTGATGAAGATAGCTTTTTTGAGAGACTATCCGATGTGATGAGTCAATATGAAAACAAATAAACTAAACAAGGGGGTGAAAAATGCCAAAACTAATGAAGCGTGAGGCGCTTTTGTCTATAACAAAGACAAGAGAGGCAACTGTACAGGCATCAACAACAGATGACGATGATGTTCTTGATTTTGTCATTGTGTCAAAAGATAATGACGGGATGAGATACAGCTGGGACATGGGCGGTTTTTATATTGAGAAGCTCAGTATAGAGGGTGCCAACTTAGACAGGCTAAATACATTTTTTAAAGATCATCATCGCGGTGTGGACTCTGCAATAGGGCATGTCTCACGTAAGGCGGTTGGTGATGTTGTAACCGCCAGTGTAACTTTTGATGAAGATGGTGCAAGTGTAAAAAGAAAGTATTTAAACAAGACGCTTTCTGACGTTTCCATCGGTTATGAGATCAAAAAGTACGAGGTAGAGGAGCGTGATAAAGAGCCTGATATTGTAACTATCACTGAGTACGAGATATTTGAACTCAGTGCAGTTGGTATCGGGTTTGATAGAGACGCAAAACATGAAAGAGGCATGGATAATATTCCTGCTGAACAGTTACGTGAGATAGGTGAACGCCTTGACCGTGTGGCTTCCATCTTAAAATAGGAGAAAGATATGAATGAACTTGAAAAGTTGATGGCTAGAATGGCTGAACTTGAAAAAGTGGCTGAAAGAAGTGCTGATCAGGACAAAGAGCTTGATGATGCGAAAACGAGAGTTGCTGAACTTGAAGAGGAGCGTGACGATGCTGCCACTAAAACTGTTACAAGACTTGCTGAAATGGAGCGTAAAGAAGCGATCCGTGCCGTGGCTGACCAGTTTGATGTAGATAAAGAGACTACGCGCACCTTTATTGATGATTCTAAAAAATCAGTACAGGACTTTAAAGATACTTTGCTTGAAAAGCGTATGGGTGAGACTCCAAATGTCCCTGGTAATGTACTGAGTGAAGATGGCCGTAAAGATATGCTTAGAGCTATCGAGGATTCACTTGTAATCAGACTTGGCGGTGCGGTGAAAGATGCCCACAAAGACATGGATAAATTCAGAGGCGCGACACTTATTGATCTTGCAAGATCCATTACCGGTGAGACAGGATATGACAATGAGAGAATCGCTGAGAGAGCGATGGTGACTGCTGACTTCCCTAATCTTCTTCTGGGTGCAGGTAACAGAGTGCTTATGGATGAGTTTGAAGCAGCTGGTGCAACATACAGACAGTTTGTTCAAGAAGTTGATGTAAATGACTTTAGAGAAAACTCAGACAACACAGCAGGTGGCGGCGGTAAGCTAGATAAGCTTACAGAAAGCGGTGAGCTTAAAGAGGGCTACCTGGGAGAAGGTGCTGAAAAATGGTCACTTGAGAGTTATGGTAAGAAATTTACTATTACAAGAAAGATGATCATCAACGATGACCTTGGTGCATTTACAGATATGTTGGCTCTCTTTGGAGAAATGGCGGCATTAACAGCGAATGGTCTTGTTTATGACATGATGATGAAGCGTAATGATTTCGCATCGTATGTAATGAGTGACGATATTGTAATATTCCATGCAGACCATGCTAACCTTGGAAGTGCTGCACTTGATGCTACAACATTGGCAGCTGGTAGAGCGGCTATGAGAAAACACAAAGGGTTAGATGAAAAAACACCTTTAAACATTGCGCCTACTTTCCTTCATGTCGGTCCAGATTTGGAGCAGACAGCGTATGAACTTGTAAACTCTCTTGCAAAAGTTGAAGCTGAGAAGAGTTCAGGTGTTGCCAACTTCCATAAGGGAGCATTGATTGTCATCGTAGATGCAGAGATCACTGGTTCTCAATGGTTCTTATCTGCAAAAAGAAGAACAATTAAAGTTGGTTATCTTGCCGGTACAGGCAGACGTCCGGTTCTTAAAATGAACGACTCCACATTGACTAAAACAGTCTTTGAGGGAATCTTTGACATTGGTGTAGTTGCGAGCGACTACAGAGGTCTTTATGCCGGAAACGGTACAGCGTAAGCTTTCGGGCTTACCTTTAAATTTTACTAAGGAGTAAACAATGGCAAAAGAAGCTGTAAAAATTCAAGAGGGTGGTGTGATCGATTATACTGCCGGTGCAACTATCGCCAATGGTGATGTTGTTCCTTTGCTGGACAGAGTTGGTGTAGCGTTGGATGACGCTGTATCTGGAGATACTATTTCATTGGCGCTTGAGGGCGTGTTTGAGATCACTGCTAATACTGCGAATACATTTGTGGTCGGTACTGAGGTTTATTTTGATGCAGTAGATCGTGATGTAACTACGGACGCAGATTCAGGCACGAACATTAAAGCCGGTATCGCTGTCACTGCTAAAGCAGGTGCTACGGCTGGTGTTGTGAATGTGAAGATCGGGTAACGGTTATGAAAGTACGTTTTTCAAATGCGGATGAGTTCCGTGGGAAAAAGTACAAGGCCGACCAAAAGGCAGACCTCCCTAATGGGGTTGCCTTTAAACTTATAGGTAAGGGTCTTGCAAAAAAAATAACGGATGAAGAGTTCAATACTCTTGATATGTTGGATGTTTTAGAAATAGAAGATTTTAACACGTTAAAAGTAGGTGAATTGAAAGAGGTTTGTGTATTAATTGAGGTTTCTTCTTCCGGAAATAAGGCTGATCTTGTAGCCGTGATTGAAGAGAAACTAAATAGAGACAAAAATGTCACATTGCCAGACATGAGCAAAATGGACAAAGAGGCTCTTGTAGCGTTGGCAAAAGAAGAGGAAGTTGCTCTTCCTGAGGATGCTGATGAAGATGCTATACGTGATATTTTGGCTGAGGCATTGGTTGAGTAATGAATTTTAAAGACACTATGACCGATGATCTTGATGTCTTTGTCAATCCTGATGAGTTCGGAACTACGGTTCTGTCCTCACGTTCGGGTGAAAATATCAATATGCTTCTCAATAATGAGATAGAGCATGAGACGGGAAGGTATGTTGATTATGTTACGGCTAAGGTGTCTGATGTTGAGGGTGTGGTGATGGGTGATACTTTTACTACAGCTGCAAGCAAGGTTTACACTATGACCGCTGCGGCACCTGTGCAGATAGGTGACGGCATGGTGATGATAAGGGTGGATGTATGAGAAGTTTTGTAAGTGAAGCTATGGTTGAAACCAAGATCGTTGAGCGTTTAGCCACGGTTAATAGTAAGGCGCGTGTTTCTGTACATAGCGACTCCCAATCACCCAACAGCATTGAACGTACCGTTCTTTTTAAAGCGGCGGTGGCTCTGAAAGGTTCTGAGACTGTCGTCAATGCGATGGCTGATATCGGAACAGATAAAGACCGTTCCATAGTGTATAAAGGTTCACAGTCTGAAGCGACAGAGGGTGGGGAGATACGGTATCTATTCTTTGAAGCAAAAATAAATCCATACGAGGAGAATTAATATGGGATCAAATTTACAATTACAGGGCGGGGCAATATATCTCGAAGAGTATGCCTCTGACGGCACGCTTGGAGACAAGTTTTACCCCGGTACGACAGATGTCGTATCATTTAACACGGATCTTGAGAAAATAGATCATAACGATACTGAAGATGAAGAGCAGGTGCTTGACGGGGAGGATGTTGTTAAGCGTAATATGACGATCGCGTTCACTACGGCTGACATTAACGATACATTTAACCGTTTGGCGTATCTCTCTTCTGAGGTGGCATTGACACAATCGGCAGTGACAGATGAAGCGGTGACTATTGCTTCTGCACTGGCAGACAAGGTTGAGGATCTAGGCTTTAAAGACATCACGGCGCTTGTGGTCAAAGACAGCACGGATGTTACTACTTATGTGGAAGGTACGGACTACACGTATGACAGAAAGTGGGGTACGCTGATCGTGCTTTCAACAGGAAGCATCTCTGATGCAGATGAACTTCATGTGACGCTTACAGCCAATGCCATCACTGATGGTAAGACGCTTAGTTCTTTCCAGGTGGATAAACGTGAGTTTAGAATGACGTATCAGGGGAGATCTTCAAAAGGTCGTAACGAGAAGCACATCTTTGAGAAAGTGTCCGTCGCGATGGAAGGAGACAGAACGCTTAAAAGTACTGAGAAGGCTTATACTCTTATCAGCTTTACGGGAGCTGTTCTCAAGCATAACGGTAAAACGCACACAATGGAAACATTCTAGGAGTGCATATCAAGCATCCTTCGGGGTGTTTGGCTATCTACTCACAAAGGAACTTCATGAAAGAATACCCGGCCACCTCACAAGAGTTTTCAGTTAACGGAAAGATCCATAAAATGCAGAAGCTTACGCTTGGACTGCAGTCCAAAATAGAAGATGAAAATATCCCCATTACCTATAAAGATGTGATAGAGGGCTGCACCGATATGACAGCTGATGACATCAAGGCTCTGCGTCTTGACCAGTTTGATGCTATTTATAACGATATCACACTTTTTACCTATGATGTGAAAAATAGTGAGGATGGAGAGTCAAAAAAGCCATTGAGCTGATAGCTTTCCTTATGAATAAAGGACATCTTGACGCTCAGAACTATAGATTTGACTTTGCCGTGATCGTGATAAGCGAGATGGTAAAAGAGAGAGGCGGTGAGGTGGAACCCCCCATAGATGAAGAGGACAATGAAGCTAAAATGAAGGAGCTTTTCAAATGAGTAAAGAGAATGAGTTAAAGTTAAAGATCAGTGCTGATGCTGATGCGGCGACCAAGGAGATAAATCGGCTCAATAAAACGGTCGGTACGCTCACAAAACAGGTTAAAAAAAGCAGTTCAGCCACTAAATCACACAAAACTTCATTTGATTCTCTTGCAACTTCCACAAAGAACGTCACAGGGCTTCTTGGGAAGGTGACACTTGGTTTGGGGGCGATGGGTATCGCTGTCAAGGGTGTAGAGTTCGCGAACCTTGCTGCAGATGCAGAGCAGGCCGGTGATGCATTTGACAAAGTGGTGACCGAAATGGGTGCCAATGCCGAGCATGAGTTTGCCAAGATCAAAGAGGCGGCTCAGGGGCTCATTCCTGATGCTGCCATCAAACAGTCTGCAACCACGGCACTCTCTTTGGGTGTGCCTCTTACTAAACTGTCTGAACTTATGGAAGTGGCACGTGCGAAATCGCGTGAGATGGGTACGGATGCCAAAGCAGCGTTCAATGACCTGGCAAAAGGTATAGGACGTGGTTCTCCGCTAATCCTGGACAATCTTGGTTTGACGATCAAGCTTGGAGAAGCCAATGAAAAGATGGCCACCTCTTTGGGTAAAACGGTTAAAGAGCTGACGAAAGAGGAAAAAACGCTTGCGTTGACAAATGCCGTGATCGAAGCTGGTGCCACTTCTGTAGAACGGTATGGTGATGCGGCATTGACCTCTAAAGAGAAGATGCAGAAGATGAATGCTTCTCTTGATAACCTAAAGGTTGCCATAGGTACGTCGCTGCTTCCTTTGATGTCTGACCTTACAGAAGCGGTTGGCGAGTGGGCAGAGGGTCTGAACGGTGACGATGTTGCTGTATTTGGAGAGACTTTAAAGACATTGTCTCTGGTCGTTGTCGGGTTATTTAATGCATTGAAAACCTTGAATGACATAGCTATGCCTGACTGGTTGGGCGGTGAAGGTGCAGGGCTTCTTGGTACTGTAGCGGAAGGTTGGGGGAAGATAGCCACCATCGTCAATGAACTGACCTATAATTTTACTGAATTGGATGATGCTGTAAGTAAGCAGACGGATTCTTTTAATGAAGTCACAAGTGCTTATATGCAGATAGGCAAGAGTGCTGAAGAGATAGACAAGGTTCAGGCAGCTATCCTTGCATTGATGGCTGAAAATGAAAAGATCATCGCGCAAGACATGGCAGGGGATTCCATACAACAAGCTGAAGCACGAAAAGTGCTTGTAGAGCAAACAGAAAAGCTAAAAACTTCCCTTGAAAACCTTAACGGTGACAGGGCATTGCTTGAAATGTCAGAAGATGCGGACAAGGCGGAAGAGTCTGTTAAAAAGACCACAGAGGTAGTCAAGAAGCTCTCAAATGAAGAGTTGAAGGCCCTTGCAAAAGTAAATGCCAAACGGTTACGAGACGGACAGCGTGTACTTAAGTCGTTAGAAAAAGAAGAGGCAAAATTAAAACGCAGCATTGTCAAGATCAATGAAGATCTAGCAAAAGAACTCAATACTATCGCGACTAAAAGGTTTGAGGCAAGTCAAAGCATCGATCAGCGGATCAGGGATCTAAAGCGTGGTGCTTTAAACGAGGATAAAGCGTACTATGCCGCGCAGCATGATGCTGAAGAAGCATTGTCACAGGCTAAACTTGCGCTTAAAAACGAAGAGTATGCACAGTATAGAGTGTATATACAGGATTATGAGAAGCTTGTTACCGACTCTGCGGGCCGAGAGATAAAAGTGAATGATCGTATATTGGTCAGTGAAGAGCAGACTAGAAAGACTGCGCTTGACGGACTAAAAAACATCAAGACCCTTGAAGTGCAGTATTATACACAAAAAGAGAGTGCTGCAAGGAACGCGGCAAAGACGGCTACAACTACGGCAAACCAAGAGCTCTCTTCTGTGCAGGCAAGGATCGTCAAACAAAAAGAGTTGATCGCGCTGCTGAGTAAGCCTACAAAGTCAACGCATACGGTGAAAGACAATGTTCCGGAGGTGATCAGTAGGATTAACAGGTTAAAGGTCACGACACATTCAAATCATATCGTACATGTCAAAGAAGTTATATCTCGTGCCGGCGGCGGGCCTGTACCTCAAAAGCTGGCAGGCGGTGGTGTTTATACCGGGAGCGGTCGTGTTCCGGGGTATGACCCAACGGACAGCGATAAGGTGAATGCCCATTTAACGGGTGGTGAAAATGTGACAAACAGGAAAGCTTCTCAGTTCTATGGACAAAGAATGATGGATGATATAAATTCCATGAGATTTCCCAAGGTCCCGGGCTATGCAGAAGGTGGTCTTGTAGGTGTGGAGGCTTCATCTGCTAACACTGCTGCACCGCTTCAGCCGGTAGTCATCAACATGGGAGGCAACAGTGTGTCTGCGCTGATGTCTCCGGAGCAGGTGATGGAAGCACTTGCTATAGGTATCAAAAGACAGGGAGGAATGTAGATGTTGAGAGCCAAACAGCTTGGAAGCGTTGAGTTTTCACTTAACTCGCTTTTTATACAGGAAGAGATGAGCGATGCGTCCGTGATGGGCGAGGCGGTGATGTCGGCAGCCGGCACGCATATCGTCTATGAGGCTGCGATACATACGCCATACATTACGCTTGATTCTATGAAGTACGGATGGATCACAGAGACGCAAAGGCTGGCACTTGTCGCGATGAGAAAACAGCTTGGTACGACTTTCACGCTGACTTACAACGATGACAGCACTGAGACGGTGAGGATGGCACGCGAAAAAGAGATGGTATTCACTCCTTTATATGAGGGGTCTCAAAAATACACAGCGATCATACCGCTGGCAAAAGCTTAAAAAGGAACAAAAATGGCAATAACACATTACAAAGCAGTAGCAGATGAAGGGGGCGCGATAGGTCCGGTGATCACATCCGGAGCGGTTAACACGCTATTTCCTGAAGTGAGCTTGGCAGATCAGAGTACGGGTATCATCCTCCATAGAAAATTTTACCTTGCAAATGATGACACGGTTGATGTCAATCTCGTGATCTCTCTGGAATCTTTCAGTGCGTTCGATGTAGTTCTTTTTGAAAGTTCAGGAGATGCAGAGGTTGTGGGCGATCTTACAGGAAGCGAAACGGATGAAAGTCCTATAACAGTGGTGGTCCCGGCAAGCGGTCATGTATCATTCTGGATAAGAGTGACGGTAGCGGCAGGCTCAACCGAACAGTT